GGCGGCACGGCGCGCTCCGAGCCCACTCAGGCCGAGGTCGTGCTTCGCACCTGCGACGCGCTGGGCATGGGCTGCACGATCGTGCGCCCGAAGGACATCTGGCACGGCAACGAGGTCGAGAAGCGCACCTTCTGCTTCGCCGAGTGCCGAAACGTGGTGACCCCGGGAGAGGACTGGATCATCGTGCTGGACGGCGACGACGTCCTGACACACGTTCCCGACGACACTCGCATGCGCCTCGAGCTGACTGAGATGGACGTGGCCGAGGTGCTGCTGTGGGACCGGGAGACGTGGATCAAGGAGGAGACCGCAGCTGCTGCCCAGGCGCTCGAGCTTCCTCCGCACTCGGTGCAGAAGCAGCGGCGCATCTTCCGGGCTGCTGAGCAGATCGACGTGGTCGGCGCGCACTTCTGCTACCGCGCCCGCACCGGCGATGAGGTGAGCTGGTACTGGGGCACCGACGACCACGGCCTCGCACCGGCGCTGCGTCTGCACGAGGTGCGTATCGAGCACCGCACCAAGCACCGCGACCTGTGGCGCAAGCAGCAGGCTCAGGACTACTACGAGCGCCGAAACGCGCTGAAGATCGAGACCGTTGGCGTTCGTCTGATGGAGGACGAGCGCGGCGAGGTGGTGAGAGTTGCCTAACTGGCGTGACTTCTTCCGCAGCACCCCGGCACCGCCGGCCGAGGAGCGCGCGATGGACTTCGGCCGCGAGGATCTCATCCCGCTGCCCGGGGCCAACTTCGCAACGTGGACCGGGATGTACCTGCAGGACGATCAGGCCGCGGGCCTGCCTGCACTGGGCGGCGCGATCCGCCTGATCTCCGAGACGATCGGGTCTCTCCCCTGCTTGGTCTACTCAGGCTCCGGGCCCGACCGCGAGAAGGCCACCAACAGCCTGCAGTGGGAGCTGCTGCACGAGCGGCCGGCGATGGACTCGACGCCGTTCGACCTGTTCCAGGACATCGCCGCATGCATCGAGACCCGCGGCAACGCCTTCGTGCAGAAGATCCGCGACAACCGTGGCCGCGTCACCGAGCTGATCGTGATCGACCCGGACGCGGTGCGCGTCTACCGCGACGCAGACACCCGCGAGAAGAAGTTCGACATCCAGGCGGGCGGCGACCGCTACATCGGGCTGACCTCGACCGACATCCTGCACGTGCGCGGCATGACGCTGCGCGGCGGCATCCGCGGCATCTCTCCCATCGAGCTGCACCGCAACTCGATCGCCATGGCCTACGCGGTGCAGGAGTACGTCGGGCGCTACTTCCAGAACGACGCCACCCCGGGAATGGTCATCAAGGTCCCCGGAACCCTGAGCAACCAGCAGGCGCGCCAGATCCTCGAGGTGTGGAGCGCCAACCACGCCGGGCTGCGCAACGCCCACCGCCCGAGCGTTCTCGCCGGCGGCGCTGACCTCGACCAGGTGCGCGTCAACCTCTCCGACACGACCGCGATCGAGGCGCAGAGGTTCAGCGTGTTCGAGGTGGCGCGCATGTTCAGCGTGCCCGCGTCGCTGCTCGGCGCATACGAGTCCACCTTCCGCCCGACCGCAGACGAGATCGGCGCGTTCATGAAGCTGTGCCTGGGCCCGCGCCTTCGCCGGATCGAGAGCGCGCTGCGTGCCGACCCCGACCTGTTCGGCGGAACCGAGCTCTACCCCGAGTTCAAGGTGGACTCGCTGCTTCGCGCCGACACCGCAGAGCGCTACGCCGCATACGTGGCCGCCCGTCAGGCCGGTTGGCTCAGCTCGAACGAGATTCGCGAGCTCGAGAACTACGCCGCGGTCGACGGCGGCGACAACGTGCAGCAGACGCCGGTCGGCGGCGCGCCGAACCCGAGCCCCGAGACCTAATGCCCTGGCACATCGAGACAGACAACCCCGAGTGCGCGGGAGGCTTCGCCGTGGTCAAGGACGACGACGGCGCTGTCGTGGGCTGCCACGAGACCGAGCAGTCAGCGCAGGATCAGCTGACCGCGCTCAACATCTCTGAGGCAGAGGACCGCGGGCCGTACGGCGTCGACCTGACCGTCAATGAGGCGACGCAGTCAGCAGCAGCTCGTGGGCTCAGGCTTCACGAGGACGGCAAGAGCGGCGACGGACTCGTGCCGGCGACCGTGCGCGACGCGGTCAAGATGGCACGCGGCGAGGAGCTGTCAGAAGACAAGGTACGAAGGATGCCCGCATGGTTCGCCCGTCACGAGGGCGACTGGACCCCGGGCACCGATGATCAGGCCGGCGAAGAGACTCCCGGCTATGTCGCATGGCTGCTCTGGGGCGGAGACCCCGGGCGTGACTGGGCCGAGCGCAAGGTGCGCGAGCTCGACCGTGCTGAAACTGAGGCGCAACGAGCCGCAAACGCCGGCGAAACGGAGGTACCTCTCAACATGACGAAGCGTGATCTGCCCGACAACTACCGCCTCGCGCTCGAGGAGGACGTGCCTAGCGGGCGCGCCTGCGGCAACTGCGGCTTCTACGACGAGACCGATCGCGTGGACGACATGGCGCGGTGCTCGAAGTGGGACGAGTACGTTCGCGGCGACTACTACTGCAACGCCTGGCAGCCCAAGGGCGAGGCCGGCGAGGTCGGAGAGGTCGAGGACGACATCGACGACGGCAACGAGGGCGTGACCGTGATCGGTGTAATCACTGAGCGGGCCGCCCCGCTTGCCCGCGTTGAGTGGCGCGAGAGCGGCGCTGGACCGGACATCAGGACCATCCGCGGCTACGCCGCGGTGTTCAACAGCATGAGCCATGACCTCGGCGGCTTCCGCGAGGTCATCGCGCCTGGCGCGTTCAGCAACGTGCTCGCACGCGGTGCCGATGTCAGGCTCCTCTACAACCACGACGACGGCGCGGTCATGGCCCGCACCAAGAGCGGCACGCTCGAGCTCGTCGAGGATGAGGTCGGCCTGCGCATCTGGGCGCGCGTCGACATGGCTGATCCCGACGTGCAGCGCGTCGCGTCCAAGATGATGCGCGCCGACGTGGATCAGATGAGTTTCGCGTTCACCGTCGAGGAGGACGAGTGGGACGAGAGCGGCGGCTACCCGCTGCGCACGATCCGCTCGGTCGGTGAACTTTTCGAGGCTTCGATCGTGCCATTTCCCGCCTACGAGGCCACCAAGGCCGAGATGCTGGAAAGGGCTCGATCGGATGGTCGCGTGCTCATCGCACGGGCCACGCCCACCGTCGCGGAGCCTTCTCCGGGCGGCAGCGAGTCGCAGGTCGATGACCTGGGCATGGGCCGATCGCGTTCCGACGAGGGACGCATCCGGGCCGCCAAGTGGCGCGCCCGCCTTTCCCATCACAGACTGAACACGAGGTGACCAACATGAGCGACAAGCTCATTGAGGCTCGCTCCGCGCTCGTTGCCGCCGTCGAGGAGCTCGACGAGGCCACCGCTGCGCTGTCCGAGCCGGCTGAGGGCACTGATCTGGACGAGCTGGAGGCGCGTTGCGCCGCCGCTGAGGTCGAGATCGAGCGCCGCAAGAAGATCGTGGACCGCATGGAGAAGGTGACCGAGGCTCGTGCCTCGCAGCCGCTCCTGGTCGAGGAGGACGACGTGCGCGTCGAGGTTCGCAAGGAGGAGTCGATCTACCGCCCCGACGGGCAGCAGTCGTTCTTCCGTGACGTGATGCGCGCTCACTCGGGCGACGTCGAGGCGCGTGAGCGCCTGCACCGTCACTCGGTGGAGATGCGTGACGTGACGGCCGCCTCGGGCGGTGCCGGCTACGTGCCCCCGGTCTACCTGTCCGAATTCGCAGCGCCAAAGGCTCGGGCAGGAGGACCCCTCCTCGCGCAGCTCCCGAAGGCACCCCTCCCAGATGCTGGAATGACCATCTCGGTGCCCCGCGTGACCACCGGCACCTCGGTCGCTGTGCAGACCGAGAACGGCTCGGTCAGCGAGACGGACTTCGTCTCGTCGCAGCTCAGCACCTCGGTGCGCACCATCGCCGGCCAGAGCGACGTCTCGATCCAGTTCTTCGAGAGGTCGTTTCCGGGTGCCGACGTCGTCATCGCTGACGACCTGGCGCGTGCGTACACGACGGAGTTCGACCGCCAGCTGATCAACGGTCAGTCGGCCTCCTCGGAGCACACCGGCCTGCTGAACGTCTCCTCGATCGGCTCGGTGACCTTCACCAGCACGACGCCGACCTCGGGCGACTTCCTCTCGCCGATCTACAAGGCGATCAGCACCGTGACCTCGAACTACTTCGAGGCCCCGACGCACATCGTGATGCACCCGCGCCGCGCTGCCTTCCTGGCTGCCGGCCAGAGCACGTCCAACCCGATCTTCCAGCAGGGTGGCCTGATGATGGCTGCCGGCGAGCAGAACGAGGGTCTGGTCGGCTCGATCGCGGGCCTGCCGGTGGTGGCGGACGCCAACGTCCCGACCACCCTCGGCTCGGGCACCGACGAGGACGCGATCCTCGTGATCAACGCCCCGGCCCTGCGGGTCATGGAGGGTCAGCCCCGCTTCAAGGTGCACGAGTCGGTCGGCTCGGGCACGCTTACGGTGCGCCTGAGCTACTACGGCTACTCCGGGTTCATGAGTGGCCGGTACCCGGAGGCCATCTGCAAGATCACCGGCACGGGTCTGAACGAGACCCTGTAGTCGGACTGATCTGACCGTGAACGGGCCCGTCACCTCATCCGAGGCGGCGGGCCCGTCGCGTTCCTGAGACCAGGAGAACAACGTGACCGACCAACAGAAGGCTGACTACATCAAGTCGCTGCTCGAGGAGCGCCGCTACTGCGAGCGCTGGGGGCAGGACGAGCGCGTGAAGGACATCAACGCCGAGCTGCGCAAGGCGGGCCACGAGTCCGCAGCGCCCGCCAAGCGTGCCGAGAGCCGTCCGCGCGCCACCAAGACGAAGAAGTCCGAGACGAGGTAGCCGATGGCCGCTGCCGCCTGGGACCTGTGCACTCTCGCCAACGTGCGCGAGGCGCTTGAGCTCCCCGCGTCTGACACGACGCGCGACAACCTCATCCAGTCGCTCATCAGCGACCTCTCCCGGGCGATCATCCGCGAGTACGACCGCGAGTTCGCGCCGGCGGCCACCGCGACAAGGCGCTTCCAGGTGCCCGCGGGAAGCCTGCTGCTCGATCTCGCGCCGTATGACCTGCGCACGGTCAGCACGCTCACCATCAACCCTGAGGCCAGCGGCGGCACGGCGCTGACGGCCACCACCGACTTCCAGCTGATGCCGGTGGTCACCCAGCAGGGCACCTACGAGTCAATCCGCTTCTCCGCGCGCCTGACCAGCCTGCACACCTCGCAGACCGCGCAGGACTACGGTTACACCCTGGTCGACGTCAACGGCGCGTTCGGATTCGCCACCGTGCCTGAGGACGTCAAGCGCGCCTGCGTGATCGCGGTGCAGTCTGCGCTCAGGCGCGATCTGACCGAGCTGGCGATCGCCGGCATCGACGAGCCTCAGGCGATCGCCCCCGAGGGTCCGGCGACTCATTCCATCCCCGCCGCATCGCGTCGCCTTCTGGCCCCATTCCGACGCACCGCAGGGGCCTTCTAGTGGCGACCAGCACCGCCCCGGCGTTCATGAACGCCTTGCACGACGCGCTCGGCGCTCGTCCCGGGCTGTCAGGCGTCCGTGTCAACTACGGGCCCGCGCTTCCCGACCCGGGGCGCGAGAGCGTCAACATCCTCGGCCTCGAGGGCCAGCAGTCCTTCGCAGGTCTCGGACAGCTGGCCAAGGAGGAGGTCTACACCGTCCAGGTGCTGATTCTCGTCATCCGCGAGGGCCAGCAGACCCAGCCCGCCGTCGAGCGGGCGTATGAGCTTCTCGCCCAGCTGGAGGACCAGCTGCGCGAGACGAGCACTGCCCCGACGATGAGCAACACCGTGCGCGTCGCGGCCGTGGAGTCAGTCAACCTCGAGGTCGGCGCGAGCGATACCACCCGCTCTGCCCTCCTCACGATCGGCGTGCGCGTGCAGGCGCGCATCTAGGAGACCGCCGTGAAGATCACCTACCAGGGGCCGCACGACGGCGTCGATGTCCCGCTCGCCGATGGGCGAGTCCTGACGGCGATGCACGGCGAGCCCACCGCCTTCCCCGACGAGGTCGCCAAGAGCCTCCTCGTCAACGGGGAGTGGATGCCGGCAGATGAGCCGGCTCCGAAGCAGACCACCAAGAAGGCCCACAAGGCCGAGGAGGATTAGCCGATGGCTATCCGTTCAGGGCTGGCAGCCCAGCTGGGCCTTGCCGAGTCCAGCACGTTCGGGACCTATACGACCCCGACCCGCTTCCTCGAGTTCAACGAGGAGTCGCTCGAGTACCAGATCGAGCGTGTGGAGTCCCCTGGGCTTCGCGCCAACAACCGTGTGCTCCGCACCGACCGCTACGCGCCGGGCCAGAAGCGCGTCGAGGGCTCGATCACGCTCGAGCCCGCCACCAAGGGCTTCGGGCTCGTGCTCAAGCACGCGCTGGGCTC